GTGGTCTCTCTCGACCACTTGATTAGAATACCACCGTTTGGTCTCTGTGGGGAGATTGGTGGACACTTAGGAAACTGTCACAAGGCAATAAAAAAGGGGAGGAAACTTTGAGTTTCTCTCCCCTGATATTTGCTTTTATGGATTACATCTTACATATGTCTTTCCATATCCGCAAACAGGGGAGTACCCTCAATATGCCAATAACGGCAATCGAGAATGCTAAACTGTTTGGTGGGCATTGGATAAGACATTGTTTTCGACCTAAGTGTTTTTATTTATACAAGTAATATAGCATTTTTTATTTTGGTTGTCAAGTCCAAAGATTATGGTCATATTCCCAATGACAGTTTGGGCACAAAGGCATTATATTTTCTTTTGAATTTATATCACTAATCATAATATCTTCACTAAAAGAAGATATTGGTTTAATGTGAGCAATTTCTATATGTTTATTATAACCACATTTTACACATTCAGTAAATCCAAGTTTTTTAGCAAAAGCTCTTGCGCGTGTTCTAACTAATGCGAAAGCAGAAGACTTATGATGTTTTTCATATATCGCTTCTCTAAGCGTCATATCTTTTACTTCTCTTTCTTTCACCCATAACAAATAATGTTCTTTACATCGAGAACGATTTGCTGTTATTGCTTTTCCACAATCAATACATTTATGTTCTGGTTTTCTTTTTGGTGCTATTTTATTATTATATGAGGCAGCACAACTTCTCCCACAAAACTTTGGATTTTTTGTTTCTTCTTTACAGAATAAACATTTATTCATAATCGAACCTTTTAGTTAGTAATATTTATATTACTTTAAGGTTCCAAAACGTCTCAGGCTGGATTCGAACCAGCGACCAACTGCTTAGCTTACCACTACGAATTTCTCCGCCATTTCTGTTTGTGGTCTGGACTTTCTCTTTACCATATCCCAAAGGACTTAGGCACTTCCCGTAAAGTCTCTACACCTTCATCTAATGATGCTTGGCTCGGGATTGCCATTTTACAGGTTTCCCCGAATTTGAGAAGTTACATTCATAAAGTTTCCTTTATGACGCTCCATTTATGTTTAAGGCAGATGCTCTGTTCCACTGAGCTACTGAGACAACTGAACCCTCATATTATAGAAGGTTTGTCCTGCGCCGTCAAGCCCAAACCAGTTTCTTGGTGTACTGATATGAGTAGACCTCACGACGACCTTTGATTCCCCAACCCAACCAGTAATAAGCAGGAACCATATACTGATGAACTGACCATCCACGTCCCTCAAATTCAGGAAGAACTTTCTGGAATTGCGATTCGTTAATCATGTAACGAGTTTGCCCTTCAATGGATGAAGGATCACATCCAAATTTCCTACAAAAAGATCCAAGACCGTTATATCGAGCAGCAGTAGTCCATTGAATCAGACCATAACCACCACGACGACATTGAGAATAAGGAACTCGTGCTCCACCTTCGCAGATGTTAGCATGGAATTGAGATTCTGATCTGATGTTACCCATGATTGTAGCAAGGGCATTTCGATCAGAGATCATTGTTCTTTTTTGAAGTTGTGTAAGAACATATTTCTCGTTCTCGTTACAACCAGGACACTTCCATTCTTTTTTTACAACTTCTAATTCAATTGCCTTTTCTTTGTTTACTGTAACATCCACTTCTGGTGGATTATTAATCTCACTGATACTAGGATAGGCACAAGCGGCAGGAATTGCAGTAGCGAGAAGAACTAGAAGAAATTTGTTTATCATTAAGTTAAATAGAATTCGGCATCCGTTTAGAGAAGAGGCATATCCTATTTTTCAACAGGTAATCTCCACGGCTCAGTTTATTTATTGAAATAATCCTTACGATAGTATCTACCGAGGATGTTGCTATTATAGAAGGCAGGAGTCCCATCTGTCAAGGACTCTGTAAGAACATTATTCAAAAACAACTGTCTTGTCTCTTCGAAGTTACACTTTCCTGGTGTGGAGTGTAAAGTAAGAATCTCTCTGAGAAAGGACTCTTTACCATATCGTTGTACATCTTCTTTAAGCTCTGGACAACTTCCGTAGTATTTTTTCCAGTTACTCTCAGTTGTAACTCTTCGTTGCCGCTTACCAGTATTATTTCGAGGCTTTCGTTTGGACCAAAAATATTTTCTTCCGATGTATTGTCTCCCAGTGTCTTTGCTAGTGATGCGATAGACGAAACCGAAGTAATCGCCAATGTCATCAGAAGTAAATTCTTTACCGTCATAAATCCACGGATTCTCATAATCAACCATTCCCAAGTATTCTTTAAGTTACTTGGTATATTTATCCTATCAACCTTAACAAACCTACTCTACTCATGGTATGGGTACTTGTCAAGCCAGATTCTGGAATTTACAGCAGCATCATTCCAATCAGTGTCCCATGGATCTGGGAGAGGATGAGATGCCTGTTTTTCGACCACAGGATTGCTTATGGAGAGTTCGGGCAGTCCTTCCACCTCAGACTCCTTCTCGACGATTACAGGCGCTTGTGGAGCGTCCTCCCGATCCCATTGCTTACGGATCTGTTCTGCCTGCTTATCGACCCGATCCATCTCCAATTCGATCTTAGAGTCGATGTACCATTTTTCTACAATAGAAAATAAATGCAAAAAAATAAGGTTAAAAGGCGGTGCCTGTTTTGAGCACCACCTCTTAACCCTCTGAATCCAGGTCTCTTTGTCTTTGTCAAAAACTATTTCAAAGTTTAAACCCGCTGAACGTGTCTTTTTTGACATCTTGTTTAATTCCACCAACGACGTAAGATTCTACTTCTGTCTCTTGTGGAGCAACTTGCAGACCTTTTGAGGAGATCCAATGCTGCGTCCAAGGAAGAGGATTATTTTTCGCAGAAACATCATAAATTGGTTTCATGCCAATCGCTTTAAGTCTGCGATTAGCAACCCATTCAACATATTGTTGAAGCAACTTATCATTCAATCCAATCATGCTTCCATCTTTGAACAGATAATCTGCCCATTTCTTTTCTTCATTTACGGCACGATCGAACATTGCATAAGTCCACTCTTCTTCCTCTTTGGCAATCTTTACCATTTCTGGATCATCACCTTGCTTCCACTTATTCAAAATATTTTGAGTAATAGCAAGATGCTGATTCTCATCTCTTGCAATCAGAGAAATAATCTTTGCAGATCCTTCCATGAGTTTAAGTTCACCAAATGCAAATGAACATGCAAAGGAAACGTAGAAACGAATGCCTTCCAGAATGTTGACGTTTGCAACAGCACGATACAGTTTACGCTTCAACTCATAACGTTGCTCCTTGAAGCTTCCTGCTCCTTCTTGGGCAAGTTTCCAGTCATCAGTATTTCCATACTGCTGAGCAGAAGTGATAAAATCATCATAGGATTCCGTCACGCTACGTGCGCGTTCTAGAATTCTATCGTCCGTAATGATTTTGTCCAAGACATCGCTTGGATCGGAATATACGTTTTTAATGATATGAGTATATGAACGACTATGGATCATCTCCATAAATCCCCATACCTCCATACATGCTTCGAGTTCAGGAAGAGAACAATATGGCATAAAAGCCATACTGGGACCTCTACCTTGAACAGAATCGAGCATGATTTGATACTTCAAGTTTGAAGTATAAATGTGTTTTTGTTCTGGGCGAAGAGTTTGGTAGTCTCCGCGATCTTTTTGAAGAGAGACCTCTTCTGGTCTCCAAAAGTAACCTAATTGTTGAGTTGTGAGTTTTTCAAAAATAGGGTATTTGTAAGAATCGTATCTTTGAATCCCAAGGGGTTTTCCAAAAAACATCGGTTGTTTTTTGTGATCATGAACCTCAGTGTTGAACACTGTCATTCCTTTGACCTCACTTTTGACATCATCATTTACTGAAACTTTAAACTGCACAGGATTCACACTCTCCCTCCTCTACTTGTGATAGTTCTTCAATCAATTCATCAATTTTGCTTTTTGGTTCGACTACCTCATCCGTTTTAATATCATATGTATTCTGATAATAGGATGTCTTCCATCCATATTTGTATGTAGTCAAAAAGTCATTTGCCATGACAGAAACGGGAACCTCATTATCTGGATAATTTTCTGGATTATAAGACCAGTTACCAGAGATTGCTTGGTCAAAGAATTTCTGCATTACAGAAACTACTTTGATGTATCCATCATTACTCTTCATTTCCCAAAGAAGTGTGTAATGATTTTTAAGAGTCGAGTATGAAGGGACGACTTGTTTGAGTGGTCCTTTCTTTGACTTCTTAATGGACAAGTAGTCACGAGGTGGTTCGATTCCATTGGTTGCGTTTGACACAACGGAACTGCTTTCCGAAGGCATTTGTGCGGACAACGTGCTATGTCGTAGTCCATGTGTCTGAATCTCGGAACGAAGAGTTTCCCAATCATGCTGATATTCGATATTTGAAATTTCGTCTACATCCTTTTTGTATGTATCGATTGGAAGAATACCATCTGCATACTTGGTACGACCAAAGTATTCACAGTGACCCTTTTCCTTAGCAAGTTGATTCGATGCTTTCAGGAGATAAAACTGGAATGATTCAGAAAGTCCATGAACAGCATCCCACGCCTCCTGAGAATCGTATTTAAACCCAAGTTTGGCAAGATAGTGGGCAAGACCAATGAAACCGATTCCAAGCGATCTACGTGCCTTTGTAGCAATCTCTGCTGCTTTGATTGGATAGTTCTGATAATCAATCAGTTCATCCAAAGCACGAACAGAAAGATCACAAAGATTTTCAAGTTCTTCATCGGACTTCACTTTACCAACATTGACTGCGGAAAGAATGCAAAGTGCAATTTCGCCAAACTCATCATCGATATGATTAAGAGGGTATGTAGGAAGAGTGATTTCTTGACACAGATTACTCATTTCAATCTTATCTTTGAATGATGAATGAGAATTGCAATGGTCAATGTTCATGATGTATAAACGACCAGTTTCTGCTCTCTCTTTCAGAAGATCAAGAATCAGTTCTTGTGCGCCAATCTTTCTCTTGGGAACATTTGGATTTTGCTCATAAGAGCAATATAGTTCATCAAACCCAGGAGTGCCAAAAGATTCATACAGACCAGGAACGTCGTGCGGAGAGAAGAGAGTAATGTCTCCATCTTGGATGAATCGTTCGTAGAAGAGTTTGCTAATTTGGATACTGTAATCCAACTTTCGGACACGATTATCTTCTGTCCCTTTATTGTTTTTAAGTACAATGATGTCCTCTATTTCTTGGTGCCAGATTGGGAAGTGGACTGTCGCGCTTCCACCTCGTATGCCATTTTGCGTACAGCAACGGACAGTTGCTTCAAACTTTTTGAGAAACGGTACAACGCCAGTGTGCTGGACTTCACCGCCTCTAATTTTACTGTTGATGCCACGGATGCGACCTGCGTTGATACCGATTCCCGCCCTTTGTGCAACGTATCTGCCAATAGCCATATCGCTAGTAAAGATACTATCGAGGGTGTCATCAACATCAACAAGAACACAGCTAGCGAATTGTCTAAGCGGCGTTCGCACTCCCGCCATGATGGGAGTTGGAATGTTGATTCTGTGCTTGCTGATTGCGTCGTAGTAGCGTCTGACATAATTGAGCCTCGTTTCCTTTGGATATTCTTGGAAAATAGTAAGAGCAATCATCATGTACATGAACTGGGGAGTTTCATAAACTCGTCCAGTTGAACGATCTTGAACAAGATACTTGTCAACAACTTGGCGCAAACCAGCATAGGTAAACATCATATCACGATCGTGGTCAATCCAGTTGTTAACCTTTTCAATTTCTTCTAGTGAATACTTAGAAAAAATCTCTGCGTCATAGACTTGTTTGTTAACACATCCAACAATATGATCTTTGAGTTGTGGAAATTCCCACATTTTTCCAAAGAGTTGCTTACGAAGGGCAAACAGTAGAAGACGTGCAGCAACAAATTGATAGTTTGGATTTTCCAGTGAAATTAGATCACTTGCCGAACGAATAAGAATTTCTTGAATCTCATCAGTTGTAATTCCATCATAGAACTGAATACCAGAATTAATTTCAACCTGAGAAGCAGAGACCCCAGAGAGTCCCTTACATGCTTCTTCGACCATCAAATGCATCTTTTCAAGATTGAGAGATTCGATTCTACCATCTCTCTTTCTTACTTTAATTCCGTTGCTCATATTTTTTTCCAGTAATTGAACTTAATTTTTGCTTCGAGACCGTTGTAGACATTTGATTCTACCACACTCTGAACATCCAGTCCAGAGACAACCATATCATTTATGTCCTTCTCTTTGATTGAAGAAGGCCAAATGACTACCTTATATCCTCTATCAATTGTTTTTGATATGCGGTTGACGATCTCTCTATTTCTTGGTTCGTTATCATAGACATAGACAGGATCGCTAATCCCCCAGTCACTAATATCAATATCAGCTCCGCACATAGCAATCGAATTGCGAATGAATGTGCTGTCAAACGGTCCTTCCGTAATGTAAACAGTGGATTCTTTATTGATGTTGTCAAGTCCATAGATTTTTGGTTCATGATCATCAAGCATCACAGTGATGTATTTAGTGGGAGAATAATCTATCGATCTTCCCTGAAATCCTATCAACTTTTTGTTGTTGTATAGGGGAATAATAATCCTGTCTTCGTCATGGGTCACATTATCAAAAGTCTTCTTTAAACTGTTTACAAATACTTTGAATCTCTCAGCATAGAAGAAGATGGTAGGATCAATCTTTCTCTGTTCCAGGTACGCTCTTGCTCGTCGTACATCGCTTGCTCTCTGCAAGGAATCTTTGATTGGATCTTTTGTAAACTTTGGTCTCGAAGATTCTGCAATTTCGTTGACAACTGTTGGAGTGTCTGCTGCAAAATTTTTACCTGTAAATCCATTTTTAAACTTCTCTAATGTGAACTGCTTATGCAACTCAACATCAATCTGTTTTAGAAAATTATTAAATGATAAAGAAATACCACAATTGTGACATTTAAAGTTTGTATTATTTTTTACAACGTAGAAATATCCTCTTGCTTTATTTCTGTTTCTTTGTGAGTCCCCACAAATGGGACAGCGAAAATTATATAGATTTGATTTAACTCTTTTAAATTTTTGTAGTCGTGACGATACTAGACCAATATATTTACTATCGATTTGATCCATTAACAAGGGTTGCCACTGGCGTCAGTATAGCACCAGAGTTGGAACTTAACAAGGGTTTAAGAATTCTTAGTGTTTGGGGATTTGACGAGACAACAATCACTCCCAGTGCTGCAATGGCAGCCCACAACTTTCGTTCAAGTAATTGTATTCTTGAAGTGACCAGGTGGTGATCGATGTCCATTTTATCACGGAGTTTGTCAATTTTATCAAAGAGTACTGAGTCGATTTCCTCTTGTTTCGTGATTTTTTCTTCATGGACGGCAAGCATCCTACTAACATTATTATTTACCTCACTTATCTTTTCAATAGCAGCATCTAACTTTTCTACTACTACTGAAAAATCCGTTACTTTTTGTTCTAGTAAAGCAAGTTTTACTTGATTATTGGTTTCCATTTCCAAAGTAAGGGTTAAAGTCCATCACTCTACGCATGGATTTTTTTTCTTCCCTCTTTTTTCTCTTCTTCATAAGTTGATCCAAGTACTTTTTAACGTACTTTTTTCTTCCATCAAGTCTAACAGGGGGTTCATCTGGGGGAAGACCAGCAATTGCTCCCGATGATGCAACATTAGTTGGAGCTTCTTCGGACACAGAAAATTCCTGATACATTGCATTACGGAATGCATCAATAATCTTATCGATTTTATCCTTTTCCATGATAGATCTTTTGAAGTTCCCTTAGACAATCAATGTCAACTTTTATATTATGAATATCTGTTTTTGGATATTCTGGTAGTCTATTCAAAAATATTATAAAAGATTTTAAAATTGACCAAAGTTCTGGTTCAATTTTATAAAACAACATAGGTGTTGCTGCTTCACCAAAAACATTGTATATGATAATAAAATGATTCAATAAAAGGTGTGTTTTCAATTCACCAGTCTTCTTATACTTTTTAAGAAGTCTTTTAACGTACTTAAAGTGATTTAGATCTTTGTCGAAATCATCCTTAGATACAGCTTGTGGATTATCATAATTTTGAATTGCAAATAATAGAAAGTTCTTATCGTTCAGTTCACTAAAATTCATCACACCTTTTATCAGTTTTTAATTATCAGACAGGGGTTGGGTAATCAATGCTGAATGTTGTGATACCAGACATTGCAACAAGAACTTCTTTCTTGACTCTCAGATTACCATGATTGTCCATATAGGTAGTAACACCAACCCAACCCTCTCCATCTAGACGATATGAAGTTGTTGTTGATCCATAACCGTTATATGCACCAGTTGAGATGCCATATACCTGGCTATCATATCCACCAACGTATCTCTTGAATGTCAGTACATCGCCTGTCGCGATTCCAGCAGAGATAGTTGATCCTAATGTAATTGTATTAGTTCCAATTACCGAAACCGAAATATCGCTTCCACCATTCAGAACTGTATCACCAACGATCAGATCAGTTGGAGGTACAATGAAAACAGTGCTGAAACCAACAGGAGAGAATGATGCTGCGATTCCAGTTACACCTTGATTAGTCAAGGTTGGCGCAGCGTCTCTTGTGTTGCTGAATGTGTTATCGAGAATGGTATACTTAGGAAGTTGACTTACGCTGAAATCTGTTCCTGCAATAGCAGCACCACTCAAACCAGCAGTTGATCCAATTGTGAGTTGAGTAGTAGAAGCAATACCAACAATTACGGCATCACCAAAATAAGTTCCACCACCACCACGAATACCAAAACGAATCACATCCCCAGTTTGTGCAGATCCAACTAATCCAAATTGAGTACCTGCTGTTAAAGCACCAACACCATCAGTTCCTGTTACTGTTCCCGTAGAATAATCGAGGGATACTGTACCAGCAGACCCAACGTTATCTGAATTGCCCCAAAGTGCCATTTTTTCTGTCCCGTAATTTATGTCTAGGAATATTTATAAAAATAGGAGACCTACGGCCTCCATGATTTTATTCTTAAAATGAGATTATATAGTCACTGATCAGAGATAGGAGTACCTGATGGTTCAAGTAGTGCTTTTTTCAGTTTTGCAACAATGATGTCGTCCAAATCGTTGTCGGTATTTGCAACGATTTTCTCTAAAATCTGAATGACTAGTTCTTTTACTGATTGCGATTGTACTGCTTTAAGAACAACACCTTTCGCTAGTGGCAGTAGTGCAGCCCACATGATCTTTTTCCAAATTACTACAATCTATATAGCAGAAAATCAGTCAAATCTTGAAGACATGTTATCTTGTGCTCTCTTAGCAGCAGCACGTCTTGCGGCAACCTTTTGAGCGGGTGACTTAGGACCACCGTATTGACCAGCGGTAGGTGGTTTCTTACCTGGTTCCTTTTTACGTTGACCAGCAGGGCGACCACCAGACATGTCACGAATGGTTTTCTTCACTGCACGATATGCCAAATCAGATTTACCAATATCATTTCTTGGAGTTCCTGCTACCTTGTCTTCCTTTCTTCTTTCATCAATAAGTTCAATTTCTTCCTTAGCAACTTTTTTCTCAGGAAGACCCTTGTGCTTGGTCTTTGCAAAATCCTTTGCTTCCTTTCCAGTCATTGATGCTGCTGCTTTCGCAACTGCTGCTGATGGAGCAGGCATATCACCCTTCTTAGTTGCATAAACCATTCCCATAAAGCGTTGTTGTGCTTTACTTAGTGCCTTTTCTTCAATACTCTCAGATTCATCATAATCAACTTCCTCATAAGCATGGCCAGAAGGAAGTTTTCCTGCTTTTTGCATTTGTAGTCTTTGACGATCCAGCATTTGCTGTTTCTTCATGACTCTTTCTCTTGCAGCAAGCATTTGCTTTCTTTGAACATCATCCTGCTTGCCAGTTGTTCCCTTTGGTGGATTAGTTTCTCTTCCTGGCATTTGAGATACTGCTTCACCAACGTCCATCAGTCTCTGTGCTGCTCTATCTGCAACGTTAGAAACTCTCTTAGCGATTCTGTAAAGACCACGCTTTACTTTCTTTCTAACTCTCTTTCCAGTTGGACTATCATATGCCTGCTTACCCTTTGTATATGCTTTCTTCACAGCAGACTTCATCGAGTCCATTTTGGTTTTTTTCAAACCTTTGGTATCAGTATCATGTCCATAGGTAACTGTTGCCTCATCAAGAAGAGCCATCTCAATGTTGATAGACTCAACGATTGCCTTTCTTACTTCGAGAAGATCATAACCCTCTTCCAGAATCTCTTCGTAGAATTCAATAAGAACATTTTCAATCAGTTCTTCGCTGATATGATAGAAGTCAACGTCAACGATATCATCGAATACGCCAGAGAATTCTTCGCTTTCAATAAGTTCTCCGCCCATCTTTTCGATTGATTCTCCGAGAGATGGATTGATTTTAATTTTATTCTTGATTTTCTTCTCTTTGATTTTTTCTCTTTTCGCATCCATTTCGTCTGCGACTTCAACCAAAGAGTCTCTCCATGAATAGAAACCTTCGGTCTTCACCTTTGTTCCGAGTTTTTTCTTTCCATCTGCGGAAGGAACAAACTCACCCATTCCTTTTTCTTTTGGATCATCCTTATCTACATCACCATCATTATCAGCATCGATTCTCTTTGCAGCAGCAGATACAAGAGCTTTGAGTCCTTTGTCAGGAACTTCAACAGTCTTACTATTTGTACCTTTTGCTTCTCCAAGTTCAAACTCTTCCTTTTTTGCGGCAATTGCATTGCTACGAACCTTACGACGATTCAGAAGATACTTATCAGTTTTATCATGATCACCATCATTATCAATGTCTTTATCTTCTCTACCGACTGGATCTAAACCTTTTCCTGCTTTTACCTTGGAAGTATACTCTCCTCTCTCCTTTTCACCTTCATATGGTTTGCCGTACTTGGTCATCTCAACAGATGAAATGTTTGGATTTGCACGAAGTTGTGCAATCTTTTCTCTGGTTGCATAACGGACATAAGTCTTTCCAGACTCTTTATCTCTTACACGAACCTGAAACTTTTGACCTTCTGCTTCTTGAATTGCTTCAACTTCCTCAGCAAGTCCGAGTTTCTCTTTGACTGCGGTCTTCTCTTGACCAGTCATTGAACTCTTTCCAGTGTACTGACTAAATGCTTGTGCAAGTTCAATGCCTTCTCTTCTTGCACGGTAACGAATGTCATAAACTGCTTGACGAACTCTCTTAGCAGACGCCTCTTCTGAGGTTCCGCCTTTCTCTACCTTTTTTCCTTCTCCATCACCACCTGCTTTAATTTTAGGTCCAAGAACCTCTGCAACATAAACGGAAGAGATATCATTTAAGATGTTGTTTGACATTTTTCAACTACTTAGTCTTTTTCTTATACTTATTTATGAAGTTCTTGATTTCCTTGACTCCCATAATTCTCATAACATATTCGCGATGAGCATCTGTACCAACAAGTCTTTGATCTGCTGGAACACCAGATTGATTTGTCCACTCTTTTAAATCACGGATCCAAGACTTAAACATAATATTATCTTCGGTGACACAGATAAGATAATTTGCACCACGACGAATAATTTTTCCAACCAGTCCAGTATTGAGATTCTCTACAACTTCACCAACTCTGTAAATTTTATCAGAGACATAGTTTTCTCTTAGACCTTTCCAATCAAACTTTGGAGCAATCTCCCAAAGACTCCAACCCTCTTCAACTTTCATCGATCTGCGAAGAGTTGTATAGAGTTTTCTTGCTGCTTTATCATCAAGTGCTTTGGGAACACCAGATCTAAAAGAAGCAAAGTCTCCTTCTGCTGCTGCTTTACGAAGTTTTGATGCAGACATTCCCTCTACACCTTCTGCATCAGGATCACGTTCACCAGCAGAAACTACATTGATATCAGCGAAGTCATAAAGATCGCCATTGTATTTGGTTGCAAGTTTTTCAAATTCTGCTTGACGATCAGATCCAACAACAATATTTACCGAAGAATATCCATCTGCATGTGCCTGTTTGAGAACGTCAAAGATCGTCTTTGATCCCGCATCATTCATAATTCTTTCACCATGCTTTGGATACATTTGTCTCATGTAAGAGATTTTGGTATCTGGATCTAATGGATTTTTCTTGGGGTCTTCTGATCTTGAAGGATAGATTTTATACTCTCCCTTACCAGCAACGTTCGCAACTTTATCTAAAAGTTTTTCATGTCCAACAGTTGGTGGATTAAAACGACCAAAAGCAATGGTCAAAGTCCCTTTATCTTCTACTTCTGCTTCTGGTTCTTGCTGCTGTTGTGGTGGTTGCGTTTGAGTAGCAACAGGTTGCTGATTTGCATCAGTTCTTTGTTGTGGTGGATCTTGTTGTCCAATTCTTTGATTCTGATTGAAAAACTTTAATCTACCACCAACAGTTTTTGCAACAAACTCTCCATTTTTATCATACCATCCACCATGACCATCCCCAGTCAAGCCAAGTCTTGTCGCCTGCATTACTGCTTGCGACTTTGATGCCTCAGATAAAAATCGTGAAAAGTTTTTCATATTGTATGTTGATATACTTATATTTATTCGGCGTTTAAGTTCCCACCTTAATAAAGGTGCTTGATTGCATGAATGCTTTCACTTCTTTATCATCACCAAAAGTGTATAAACCTTTTGATGCTGCATAAAGATAGATTGATTTTGTAATATTTTCTTGAATGATTTTTTGAATAGCACCACTAGAAGTGTCCAAAAGATAACCAACTTCAAATGATTGAACTTTGTTCTTTATATATTTTCTTTTTTCTAGAAGTGTTGTTGCTTTTGTCCTTAACCATCTTTCAAGAGCGTCTTTATTCTGTGGATGTAGAGCAACAATGTAATTAATAAAGTATTTGTAATTTACAGTGTAATCAGTTAAATCAGAAGGATTCTTTCCAAGGATACTATCAATATACGAATATCTAAGAAATCCTGATGGAATTGAATTAATGACTGACATTGTTTGTTGTGGAGCACCAGCAAATGCTTTCTTTCTTAATTGTTGCATCTTAGTAAATGCAGGAGTTCCTTTACTCAATTTTGCAATTAATTCAGTCATTGGTAAAGCAATCTTACCATAGTTTGCTGCACCACCAGCTTTTTGAATCTGAATTTGAACGTCTGCATTTATTTTACTCGATTCAAATCCACGAGCATCAAAGAATAGAGAATTAACAACTTTGTTTTTGGGAGTCAAAATATCAAAGTGTATTATACACTTTTGATTACTTTCTTTATACTCAACCTTCGTAACATTAACCTTCATGTCCAAGAAACTTTTGAACACATCGGATTTACTTTGACGATAGATTTCAATCTTTGGAACAGACGTTGCTTTCTTCAATGAGATTGGAATTATATTTCCTTTTATATAATTTTCATCAACCCAAAGATTATACTCATAAAGTTTAGCCATATCACTAACCGCTTCTGCTTTTTTCTTAGCGTCACGATCATTCAATCTTTGAAGTGACTCAATCAGTTTTCCTTCTGGGTTTTTCTTAATATTGTACTCTTTTTTATTATCATAATTTGTTGCTACGGCAATAATATCAGCGGGATTCCATTTATCTTCACCAATTCCTTGACCAAATACTAATCCAATATCTCCGTTCTCTTTATTATTTGATTTTACTTCTTTCATAAGATCGTTAAAATTACCCTTAAAAGAAGAATAAGATTTACTATGGTAAAAAATATAATCTCCTTTGTTTAGTTTAGATCTTCCTTTGTCTTTAAATAATTTATTTGCAACTAAAACACAAGATTTTAACCAGTCCCTGTTCTCTTCCATGAGACCAGACATTTTTTTAAGATCAACACTTTTTGGAACATCAAAATATTTTTCAATTTCGCTAGTTCTCAATTTTGTACTTTTTCCAAATAAATCTCCAACATAAGTGTCGGAAGAACCTGTAATAAAAGTTTCCAAGAAACTCATAAAATCAGATTCACTGATATCATTTCCTGCAACCTGCCTCAAAGCAGAAGCAATACAAACTAAACTTTCTTGCTCATCGTTAGATGGTTTTGCCATTAGACCAATACTTTTTTAAGTATTTAGAAGTGGAGGATATCGGTCTCGAACCGATGACATCTTGCTTGCAAAGCAAGTGCTACTACCAACTGAGCTAATCCCCC